GTGGACCGGGCGGTGGAGGCAGAGCTGGCTGGAGAATTCTTGTCCGGGACTGGGTATTTTGACCTAGAGCCCAACGGCGACAACGCCTTCGACCAGCAGGTCATCGCCCGCGCGGGGGAGGCTGGCAACGGGGCCATCCAGGCCACCGCAGCGCTGGTCGAGCAGGCCGGCTGGCCGGTGGTGCTGGACGCCAGCGACCAGGAGTTCGGCACTCCCCCGGCCCTGGAGGCTTGTCCCGGCGCGCGCTGGTACTTCGGCTGGTACCGCATCTACCACTACAACGACGCCTTCGAGTGGCTGCCGGGCGCGGTCGGGCTGCACCTGGACTCGTTCTCGGCCCAGGAGTTCCGCAAGCCCACCTCCTGGTGCGGGGGCGCGCTGCAGGCGGGGATCACCGCTACCGCGGGGGCGGTGTGGGAGCCCTACTACGACGGCTTCATCGAGGGCCGGGAGCTCCTCAAGGCGCTGGCCGTGGAGCGGGTGTCGCTGGCCGAGGCCTCCTGGCGGGCCATCCCGCGGACGCACTGGATGAACGTGGTGTTCGGCGACCCGCTGTTCAGCATCGGGCGGACCTACCCCGGGACCACGCTGGTGGGCGCCGAGGCGGAGCCCGAGGCCGCGGGCGAGCCAGTGGTCGAGGCCGTTGCGGAGACCGCTGCGGAGACCGCTGCGGAGGCCGTGACGGAGGCCGGGGCCGAGGCCGATATCGAAGCCGAAGCCGATATCGAAGCCGAAGCCGATATCGAAGCCGAAGCCGATATCGAAGCCGAAGCGGTGACCCGTAGCGAGGAGGTTGTCCCCGAGCCGCTGCCGGACGCCTCCGCCGGGGAGGGCCCGCGTGGCGGGGGCGGCTGCACCTGGGGCGTGCCGTTCGCGCGCTGGCCCTGGCCGGTGTTGTTGGCGATGATTGCAGGCGCGCTTCGGCGCCGGAAGGGGAGGGCGACATGAGCAAGGCGTTGGTGACCGTGCTGCTGCTGGGGTTGGCCGTCAAGGCGACCGGGTGCGGAGGGACGGCCGGCACCACCGGCGGCGACGTAGGGCCCGAGCTGGCGGCGGAGGCCGAGGTCGTTTCCGACGCGGCGCCCGAGGCGGGCAAGGAGGCCGAGGAGCCGGGGGAGGCCCTGGCCGAGACCGGCACCGACTCGTCCGCCGAAGCCTCGGCGGAGGCGGAGACCGTGGCCGAGACCGCACCGGACACGGAACCGGAGCCGGTGCCGGACACTGTGGCGGAGCCGGCCCCGGAGCCGGAGCCGGAAACGGTCACGGACACGGTGGCGGAGCCGGTCCCGGAGCCGGTGCCGGAGACGGTCACGGACACGGTGGCGGAGCCGGTCCCGGAGACGGTCGCGGACGTGGTCGCGGAGACCGTGCCGGAGACGGTGGCGGAGCCGGTCCCGGAGCCGGAGCCGGAGACCACGGCGGACGCGGTCCCCGAGGAGGTGGCCCCCGTCTCCCCGTACCCCACCTTCCCCAACGCGGCCTTTGACGGCGTGCCCCTGCCCAAGCGCACCCCCGGACTGCGCCTGTTCCTGTCCTACCGCGGCAGCGACAGCCAGCAGGACACCTGCGGCGCGCTCACCTCGCCCATGGGCAACTTCGTGCTGCTGGGCGGCAGCTCCCCGGACGGCGTGCCGCGCGGCTGTGAGGAGCAACTTGGTTTTTGGATCCGTTCTACTTGGTTTTTGGATCGGTCCCGGTCGAAACAGGCTTCCAGTTTAGCAGTTTAATCAGCTAGAGCACCGGAGAGTGGGGGCCGGAAATGGGTTCGGAAACGCCCCTTCAACACCCCCGAAACGGGGGTTGAAAACGGCCCGAAATGGCCCCATCTACTCCTCCCCGAACTGGTACTCTTCGACCGGGTACCAGACGCAACGGAAGCCGATGTCGGCGCCGGCGTCGTTGTAGTTCTCGGGGGACTTCAGAGTCAGGAGGTTCTCGCGGGTGCTGGCGTTGTGCGCAGCTCCTCGCAGCAGGTAGGAGGCGGACACGTACATGATCATGGTCATGCGCTGGTCAGCCTCGACAGACGAGGGGGTGTCCGCGATGGCGGCGGGCAGGTACAGCTCCTCGAGGTCCTCGTGAGTGCGGAGCGCGCCGGTCGCATAGCCCCACTGGGATCCACTGCCTGCGTTGTCGATGTCGGGGGTGTAGGCCGCGAAGGGCGTACCTGCATTGTGCTGGCCTACCGTGGTGCCGTTGTGCCCGCGGGTCACCGTGATCTGGTCGCCGTTGACCCCGGTGACGAGCAGGTCTTCCGGCTCCTGAGCGTGTACCCTGTCGAAGACGCACAGGACGTCGCCTGGCGCTGGCGAGGTGTCACGGGTGCCGTGCCAGAAGCGGCCGTAGGTCCAGGCTATGGTGATGGACCCCGGCGTCGCGGGCAACTGCTCGCCGGTGAAGCCGGAGTAGCCGCTGGGGATCAGGCAGTGGTACATCTCGCGATGAACCTCGGCGTCCTCCAGGTGCTCAGCCGCGCCGCCACCGCCGTACCTGCCGCGCTGGCATTGCGCCAGCGTCGCCCGGTTGGTGCTCGGAACGCGCGTCAGCGTCCCGTAGGAGATCCACTCGTTGCCGATCAGGACCAGGCCGTCAGTGGCCGGCCAGCCGCGGAACGTGTCAGGGGACGCGGCGTAGGGAGCACGCGCGGTCGGGTCCACCACCTGGAAGTCCACGTCGTCGGCGTCGATGGTCTGGTACAACGTCGCGGGACGGCGCACCAGCAGCGTGCCGGCGTAGACGGCGGCCAGGTTCTGGTCCTGCGGACCACAGGCCAGCATGTGCCACGCGTTCCCCAGCAAGTCGCTGATGCCGCTGGCCAGGCCGTTGTGGCGCCAGGAGATCGGGCCAGCGCCATCCAGCGTCAGGCCATACCCGGGCTCGCCCCGGTTCTCCCACTTCTGGTCGTCGCGTGGGTCGATGCCGTCATCCAGGTTGCCGCGCAACGGGTGGCCGAGCAGCGCCACCAGCCAGGCCAAGTGCCCCCAATCGCGCAGGGACATCACCCTGCAGGCGTGTCCCTGGTAGAACGTCCGGGCCTGGGCCGCGGTGAGAGCGTCACCGTACTCGATCGAGGTCTTGGGGCGCGTGCCGGAGAGAGAGAGCGCCTTGGGTCCGGCCTGGTATTCCACGACACAGGAGTGCTGCTTGTCGACGTAGAAGCCCCCCAGCAGCAGCTCCCGGCTGGGTACCCCCTCGCTCACGATGTTGGCCGGCACGCGAAACCGCGGCACCCACACCATCTCGTGCATCACGTCGTCGTCGTCGCGCATGAAGACGGTGTGGGTCGAGGCGTTGATCTGGTCCCGGAGCGCCTTCAAGCTCAGCTTGCAGATGTTGGGCTTCATACCGTGGCGCTCCTCTTGGTGATGTTGAGGACGAGGGTGAACTCGTCGTCGTACTCGCCGGTGTGGTGCACGATCACGTGGGTGGGCGTGTATTCCATCCACACGTCACCCAACGACCCCTCCGGGTCGGCGCCCGGCTGCAGCGTGGCGTTGAGGGCGTAGACGTCCAGGTCCAGGCCGTGCTCGATGGACACCGACTCCTGGCCAGCGAACTCACTGGCGACCAGGCGCGTCTGGTGCCGCTCCTTGAGCCAGCGGGTGCGGTCGGCGAGCTGCTTGGTGGGGAGGTTGTCGATGCCATCGACGCCGCCCTCCACCGGGTCGGAGGTTTCCCACTGGTAGATTCCTGCGGGCCACTGGGCCTGTTCAGGCAGGTTGGTCATGATGCCCTCCTCGTTAGAAAGTCAGCGTCCACTGGCCCTGGATCTGCACGTCGGCCGTCTTCTCGATGCCGCTCCAGGCGCGGCGCGCGAACAGGGTGAACTCGTCGTCCGCGTAGGCCAGCAGGCCGAATTCCCGGATGGTGTTGCCGTTGTACTCGTTGGCCGCGATGGTGAAGGCGAACTCCACCTGGCGCGGCGCCGGGTAGGTGATGCCTGAGAACGCCTTGGCGAACTGGTCCTCCAGGGGCGCCACGTCGCCGGGAGCGGCCTGGGCGCCGTTGGTGCCCACGCCCACTCGGTTGACGGTGCTGGCCATGCCCTGGGTCATCAGCAGGCGGCCCGAGTCCACTACCAGGTTGCGCAGGACCTGGTGGTCGAGCAGGGCGCCGGCGACGTCCCTGATCCACAGCTCCAACGTGCCTTCAACGCGTCCGAAAGCGTCCTTCAAAGCGTTCATGCGGGGATTACCTCCACTTGCAGGGTGTCCTGGGCGCCGTCGTGGTGGTGGGTGCCGTCGCGCAGCGCCGCGCCGTTGTGCATGAGCCCGGGCCAGGCGTAGAGGTCGCTGAGCGCGGCCTGCAGGCCCAGGGCCAGGCTGTCGGTGGTCACAGGCACTTCGTCGGACAAGGATTCCTGGGTGTCCAGCACCAGGTGGGCGAGCATGGTATGGGCGGGCTTCCACTCGTCCACCTGGCGGAGCACGGTAGCCAGGTGGTCGGCCGGCAGGCCAGCCTCGCGCAAGGCCAGCTTCACCATGAAGCGTGCCCAGGACACCCAGCCGCCGTGGAAGGCCCCGCCATCGCGGTGCAGGGTGCCGTCGTGGTAGGCCGGTACGCGCGGCTCTTCGACCTCGGCCTCCGGTTCGCCCACCAGCTCCATGGCCAGCTTCATCCCGGGCAGCGTGCCGCCCTGCTGATACAGATCGAAGGCCGCCAGGAGGCGGGCGCGGTAGTCGTCATCGGACTCGCCCGGGATGCGGCGCAGCATGCGGTCAGCGCCGATCAAGTCGAGGGCCTGGCCCTCAGCCGAGGCCGTCACCCACGAGCTGCGCACGCTGAACACCGCCGACTTCAGATCGTCCAGCAAGGAAGCCAGCACCTGCACGGTGCGCTCGATCTCGTTCTCGTCCCGCCCGTGGCGCCGCGGTCGGCCGCCGCCCGGCGCGGACACGTGCTCGGGCGCCTTGAGCGGCTTGGGCAGCAGGAACCACAGGTAGGGGAAGAACGGCCTAGTGGTCATCCCTGGATCCTCTCCACGATGACCTCTATCGACTCGGCCGAAATGAGCTCGTCGTCGCCAGCGACCAGGTCGGCCGCGGGCAGCTCGGCGACGGCGTTCAGGGCCACATCCGAGGCCTGCAGGGCCAGCGCCACCAGGCGGGAGCGGAACAAGTCCTGGGCAATGGTCAGGCGCGGCACCCCGGCCACGTCGCCGGCGGCCATGAGGGAGTTCAGGCGAGCCAGGACGGCGTCGTGCACCGCGTCTTCGTCGGCGGCGTCCTGCGGGATCTGCACGCACACCCTGACCGGCGTGGAGACGTCCACCGGGCCGCGCACCAGCACGTCGGCACACAGCGGACGGCGCGCTTCCAGGTAGGCTTGCACGGCCGCCACCAGGTCGTCCCCAGGCTGCCCGGCCGGGCCGGTGATGACTACGTCCACCGTGCCCTGGCCGCGCGGGAACTGGTCCAGCACCGCCACGTCAGCCACTCCCGCCACCTCTCGCGCCCAGGCGATGTAGGCGTGCTTGGTGGCCCCGCGGGCCAGCTCGTACCAGCGGAGCTGGCAACGCTGGCGCAGGGCGAAGTCGGTCTCGTCGTCGGTGCCCGGGCTGGTAATCCAGCCCTCGCCGTTGGTGATGCTGTCGACGCCGGCCACTGCCGTCACCAGCTCTGTAATCAGCCCGGCCGCGACGTTGTAGGTGGCGCCGGCGGCCGAGGCCTCTACCGGCACGGCAACGTCAGTCTGGCCTTCCAGCAGGACGGTCTCGGCCGTGACCCGGAACTGCCTGGTCACGCCCTGGGCCGAGGGCGGGGTGCGGGCCAGCGTGCCCTCCCGGATAATCACGTTGCCGCCGGCGACCTCGCGCGAGAAGGTGAGCTCTCCCTGGGTCTTCTGCGCCAGGTGGCGGGTCAGCCCCACGTCCGCGGCCTTGGCATCCAGCCACTCCCCGATGGCGGTGGCCACGTAGCCCTTGGGCACCACGACCAGCAGCAGGGAGTACAGGTCAGCCAGGCCCTGCCCGGCCAGCTCCAGGAGGGTGCGGAACACCCCGCCCACGTTCAAGTTGGTGATGGCGCTGCCGGCGGTGCGCAGCCGCTCCATGGCAAGCGCAACCAGCTGGTCGCGGGTGCGGTACCCGATCAGGGCGCCGAAGTCAGCCACGGGCCACCTCCAGCGTGATGTTGTTGAGGTTGTAGCCCAGGACCAGGTTCAAAGGGTTGGTGGCACCCACCGGCAGGCACTGCGCGCGGAAGCGCAGGTGGTCCAGCTCCCAGCCCAGCACGTCGCAGCGAGCGCTGCCCGGGACCACGCGCGGGTCGCGCTCCAACTCGGCCTCCACCGAGCGCCTGAAGTCCAGCACGTGCACCGGGCGGGCCTCCAGGTGCAGGAAGCGCTGGATGTCCAGGCCGTAGTCGGGGTGCGCGAAGTGGTCGCCGCGCGGCGTGCCCAGCCGGTGCACCAGGTCCTGCATCAGGCAGCGCAGGCCGGCCACCTGCTCCACGTCGCCGGTGGGCAGCACGCTGAAGTCCTGCTCCACCACCAGGATGTCGGTGCCGAGGTGCTCGTACATCACGGCTCCTGCACGAAGGCGATGGCCTTGGCGATGATGCGCAAAACCACCCCCATGAATGCGGACACGTGGAACGGCGGCTGCTCCTCGCCAGCGGCCTCGATCATGCGGTCGTAGATCTGCTGCCAGGTCTTCATGCGGCCACCACCTTGCCGGACTGCCCCGCGTGGTCCAGGCCAGTCACCGGGCACTTGAGCGGCCCGCGCACCACTCCGCCACCACCGCCGCACAGCACCACCTGGCTGCCGTTGACGGCCACCTGGCCGTCGGCCGACACCGTGACAGAACCGCCGGCGCCCACCGAGATGGAGGCCTTGGCCGTGCAGATCTCCGCCGACCCGTCGGGCATCACCTCCACGCGGGTGCTGCCGGAGCGCACCAGGAAACCGCCGTCCGGGTGGGCCGGCGCCTCGGCCCCGTCCCCGCACACGCTCTCCACGTAAGGGCGGTTCTGGTCGCCGTACTCCCAGCCCAGGCGCACGATGGTGCGGGCCGCCGGCACGCAGAACACCCCGCGCGCCTTGCCGCCCCACAGCACCGGCAGCGGCACGTCCGGGATGACCGGCCAGGCCGGGTCGTCGGCCCCGTCCCTTGTGAGCGGCTGTACGTCCACGCTGTAGCGCGGCTCCAGCTCGCTCATGCCGCCGCCGGCGGTATAGGCCTTGACCACCCGGGCGCGCACCACCCCGCGCGGCGCCATCAAGGCCGGGAACGCGTCCCGCAGCAGGCGCAGCAGGGCGGTCTTCAGTTCGGCAGCAGAGTCCATTCCAGCCTCGTGCGCCCGCCTTTCTGCGGGTCGATGGTGTGTGTGGCCCTCTCCACCCGCGCCGTCACCTCCGCGCCCCACAGCCGGTCATCCCGGATGGTGATGCGGTGCGAGTGCATGACCCACGGCGCCAGGTAGGTCTCGGCGATGCCGGTGCCCTGGGGGCGCGGCTCCAGGGCCAGCAGGTTGACGCCGTACTGGAGGTTGAGGACCGGGGCGATCAACGCCCGCTCCGACTCCTCCCAGGGCAGGAAGTGCACCGCGCCGGCCGGGTCGGCGTATTGGTCCCAGTCCAGTCCCCAGGCCTCTTTCACCCGCCGGAGCACGTCCGGCAGCGGCTCGTCGGCCGCGAGGAAGTGGTGCCGGCGCTGGGCCGAAGCCGCCCGCGAGCCCAGGCTGTAGGCGTCCACGCCAGCGCGCTCCAGGCACCAGGTTATGACCTCCTGGGGCGTGACGTTGCGCCAGGCCTGCTTGATGCGCACCCCGGCCAGGTCGCGCATGCGGTCCAGGCAGGTGAGCGTGACCAGACGGCCGGGCTCCAGGGAGTAGACCTTGCCGCCGAACACGCGCAGCAGGGCTGCTCCGCGGAAGCCCATGCCCACGGTCACGGCGTCGCCCTCGGCCACCCGGGCCGACGCGGACACGTCTCGGTCCAGCGCCACTTCGGCCCGGTCGATGGGCGCGGCCCGGTCCGAGACCACCACGCACGTGGCCACGCTGGCCATCGCGACGCCGTTCACCAGGACCTGCAGGGCCGGAACGCCATAGTCCATCAGTGTTGTAAATACCTCGGCAGTTCGTCGTCGAATCCCGGATACGAGGCCATGTGGAGGGCCGCAGAGAGCTTCACAGGTTCGGGCTTCTGCCAGCGCTCGATTGCCATCCACGAATCCACGTCCCCCTGGACGGTCGTCGCGTCGCCGAACTCATTGATGAACGTGGCCCCCTGTCCTTCGGCCGTGATCCAGGCACCATCCGTCAATTCGGGCGTCGGGCGCCGGTCCTCGGCCTGCACCAACTCGACCGGCTTGAACTCCACGAAGTTCAAGCTGACCACGATGAGGTCGCTCTGGTTGTCGTCGACCGTGACGAGCTCGCGGAAGACCACCTGCACGATGCCCCAGGGGTTCAGGTCCTCGCTGGCGATGGGGTAGACGAAGGGCCGGGCCAGGGTGTCCTGCTGCTGGAACAGCGCCACGATCTCGGCCTTCTTCTCCTGGGCGGTCCACACCGGCTGGCCGTCGATGCCGTAGTCGGTGTGCAGCGCGAGCGTCAGCGAGATCTCGGCGTCGGAGAAGCCCAGGGGCTGCTTGCTGGCGCCGCTACGGCCAGGCACCTCCTGCTCGTCCATGCGCAGGGCGCGCTTGACCTGCATGGACTGGTAGGTGCCGGGCAGGATGGTGTCGCCCAGCTTGACTTCGCCCGGATCCTCGATGGTGAGCAGGGTGTAGTCGGCCATCAGGCGTACTGCTCCCCCAGGCCGCGGAGCATCCGGATGAAGCCCTCGCGGTCCTGGGCGCTGCCGCCCGAGAGCTCCACGTGCAGGCCGCCGTTGATGACCACCTGCTTGCCGGCCTGGCCGCGGCTGCCGCCGGCGCGCAACCCGAACTCACCCGCCAGGTCGGGCAGGTCCGGGGTCTGCAATGGCTTGACCAGCCACTCGGCGCTGCCGCGCAGGTCGGGCAGCGAGGGCGACAACGCCCCCAGGGCCCCATCCACGAGTTGCATGGCGCCGCCCAGGGCCGCGCGCAGAGCCGGTACGCCGCGGCGCATGCCGGCGGCCCAGGTGGTGAGGAGGGAACGGCCCGAGGCGGTCAGCGTGTGCAGCGGCCCCTTCCTGGCGTCGCTGTGGGGGAACAGGTCGGCTATCCAGCCGAACACCCCCTTGACCGTGGCCCACACCTTGCCGGCAATGGACTTGACGCCATCAATGAAGGCGTCCCACAGACTGACCGCGGCGTCCCAGAACTTCCCGGCCAGGCCGGCGATCCAGCCCCAGATATCACCGAAGAAGCCCTTGATGGCTTCCCAGGCCGAAGCGAAGGCGGCCTTGAACCTGCCCCAGTGCGTGATGACGAGCACGATGGCCGCTACCAGGGCCATGATGCCGACCACGATCCAGGTGATGGGGTTTGCCAGTAGGGCCACGGTGGTATTCCAGATGGCCGGGACCAGGCGGAGGAATCCCTGCCACAGCGCCACCAGGGCGGTGCGGGCGGTGTTCCAGGCCGAGACCGCAAAGCTCTTGAGCGCAGAACCCGCCGCCCGCAACGTCCCGACCCACTTCTCGATCTTCCCCCGCGCCGTGACCACTCCTCCGGCCAGCCAGATCAGCGCACCCCCAGCGAGCATGATCGGCCCCACGATGGACACCACGCCCATCAGCACGACGGCAAAGCCCCCGGCCAGCTTGGTCAACAGGGGGTGCTTCTCGGCGAACGAGCGCAGCCCGTCCGCGGCCCAGGTGAGGACGGCGCGCACCTTTTCCAGGGCCGGCGTCAAGCCCGCGGCCAGCGTCATCTTGAGGTCGTCGATGACGTTCTGGAAGCGCTTCATCTTCTCGGCCGGCGTATCCTCCATGATCTTCGCAGCAGCCGCCGCAGTGCCGGCCGCGTTCTTGAGGCCGCCCATGGCGCCCTGCATGCGGTCCACCTTGCCCATCAGCAGCGTGACACCCTTCAGCCCCTCGTCGCCGAAGGCCTTCTGGAACGCCTCCTGCACCGCGGGCAGCTTCATCTTGGAGCCGAACTTCGCCTGCAGGTTGGACATGGTGCCAATCAGGTCCACCCCGCCGTCGGCCGTGCGCGCGATGCCGAAGCCCAGCTCCTTGGAGGCCTTGTTCATCTGGCGCATGGTGGCGGCGAGGGTGGTGCCGGCCATGCCGCCCTCGATGCCGGCGTCGTTGAGCGTGCCGATCACGGCCGAGAGTTGCTCCATGCTCATGCCGTACTGCTTGGCCACCGGCACGCCGTACTTGAGGCCCTCGGTCAGCACGGCCAGGTTGGGGAACTTGAACATCTGCTGGGTCTTGGCCAGCACGTCGCCCAGGCGGGTCATCTCGCCCGTCACGTCGGCGGTCTTGCTGCCCATGTTGGCGTAGACGGTGGCCAGCAACGAGGCGGTCTCCTGACCGTCGCCCATGGTGGCCTTGGCCACGGTCATGGCGGTGCTGGTGCCGGCGATGGCGGCCCGCATGTCCAGGCCGCTGGACAGCATCATGTACGAGGCCTTGGCGTAGCTGCTGGCGGAGTCGGAGTGGGAGCGGGCCCACTCGCGGGCCGCGCCGGTGACCTGCCGCATGTCGGCCTGGACGGAGCCGAAGGTGCCGGGGGCTACGGTCCTGACCGCGGCCAGCGCCCCCTCGAACTCGTGCAGCGGCTGGGCCAGGCCGCTGAAGGCGCCGCGCATGACCTTGCCGGCCCCGGTCACCAGCGCCCCGGTGGCCATAATGGCGGTGCCCTTCTGCTGCATGGAGCTGCCCAGGGCCGAGAACGCCTCCACCCGCTTGGTGCGGTCCACGCTCTCGCGCAGGGTCTTGAGCGCCTGGTTGGTCTTGGCGGAAGGCCCCGTCAGCATGTCCCGGAGCTTTACCAGCAGGCTCAGCGCCATCATGCCCTGCACTTGAACCCCCCGGCCGGGTGGCCTACACTGCAAAGCATGGAAGTACTGCTGGACATCATGGTCAGCCTGGCCGCCGGCGTGCTGGTGGTGGCCGTGGGCCTGGGGCTGGTGGGCGGCACGCTAAACCTGTGCGCCGGGCTGGGCCGGGCGGCGGGGCGCCTGGTGGCCGGGGCCGGCTCAACGCCGGAAAGCGACCGCCAGGGCCCGTAGTAGCCCATCCTTGACGCGCTCGACCTGGCGCTCTTCCAGCCAGCGCGCTCGCGACAACGCCTCGACAAACCGGTCATCGTCCAGGGCCTCCACCTCGCCCGGGTCCATCCCGAGCTGCTCGACGATCAGCACCTGCGCCTGCTCCAGCGCGTCCTCGCGGAGCGCGGCCAGGCGCTCAGAGCTTTTTTTCCAGCACCTCGACGTCGAGCTTGGCCAGCTTCATCAACTGCGCCGAGAAGGGCAGCACCAGCCCGGGCGAAGCCTCGAACCGCGCCCGCAGCACCTCGGGCTCGGGCTGCACCAGGCAGTCGAAGAACAGGTTGGTGCTGGCCTTGTAGGCGTCGCCGGTCATGTCCTTGGCGAAGCGCGCGAACTGCGCCCGCCCCGGCTTGCGCACGATGACGACCAGCGGTCCCTCGTCCAGGTCGGCGGTGAGCTCGTAAAGCTCCCCGTACCTGGCCTTCAACTCCTGGACGCGCTCCTGCGTGAGCTCCATTCCCCCCTCCTCTGGCCCGCGCTCAGCGCGGGATCACCTGGTTGATGGCGCCACCGATGGCGCCGATGGTCCCCAGGACGCTGCTCTTCTCGGCGTTGGCGTCCATGGCGTTGTCCTCGACCCCGTCCAGGATCAGGAAGTCCAGCTCCACCTCGGACTTCTCGGCGCCCTGGTCGATGGAGCTGGAGCGCTTGGTCAGCTTCACTCCCTTCAGGCGCGTGACGCTGATCTTCTCGTTCTCGTTGGCGAAGGTGAGCGTCACGACGAAGGGCGGCAGGGAGTAGATGCCCTTCAGCTTCTGCGTGGCGCAGTAGGCCACCAGCTTGTCGAACTCCTCCCGGAGCAGGCTCAGCTTGCCCTCGGCCTTGTAGTTGCCCGAGCCGAAGCCCACCGGGTTGGAGCCCTTGCCGTACACCGGCCGGTACTCCTTCTCGTCCGAGTACTCCACCTTGGAGACGTCGATCAGCACGCCGTGCGGCAGGAAGATCTCCAGGTCCTCCCAGGCGTAGCGCTTGCCGTTGATCATGGGGTCCTCCTCAGCTCCTGAAGGGGTTGTCGAAGCCCAGCTCCACGTCGATGAACCGCATCGCCGCGATGGGCTGGACCCGCACCTTGACCTTCACCGTCTGCGTGGCGATGAAGTCCTGGTTGTCCGGGATGGTCACCTTGCCGTCGGCGATCTCGCCCGCGCCGCGCATGATGTTCAAGGGCTGCTGCAGGTCGGACTTGAGCGCCTCGATGCCGCCCGGGGTGGCCTCCTGCTGCAGGCTCTTCAAGGCCGCCAGGCGCACCTCGCGGCAGGCCTTGTCCATCACCCGCCGCCACTCCACCCAGCGGAAGTCGCTGGTCTCGGCCACCTTCATGCGACCGTTAGTCACGAACACCCCGGGCAGCCCCACTATCGTGCGAGCCGTGATGTACTTGCCGGTGTTGTCCAGCAGGTCCACGTGGGCGTCGTTGAGGCCGTCCGGCTTGAGCCCGGTCACCATGGGCAGCGGCCCGTCGATGACCCGGCCCACCGAGCGCTGCACCGCCTTCAATGCCCGCTCCTCGTCGGCCAGCTCCCGCCGCTGGCGCTCCACCTCCGCCAGCCGGGCCCGCACCTGGCCCGGCACCACCAGCACGCACCCGGCCGCCTCGGCCAGCCGCTCCAGCGCCCCGAACTCTCCCGTGGCCTGGCAGAACGCCGGCAGGTACTCGGCCGGGAAGCGGTAGTTGTCCTTGGTCGGCGCCGTGAACCCGTCGAGCTGCGCCTTGGTGATGGGCGATCCGGTAAGGACTCCCATCCTGGCCGCCACCTGGTCACGCGGGAACGCGCAGGCCGTCAGGTCGGCGGTCAACGCCGCGCGCAGCTCGCCGGCCATGGAGCGCTGGCGTTCGATCAGGTCGAACAGCGAGAGCTGGCTGGGGTCGCCCGTCTTGGCCCGGCGTGGCATGGCTCACCCCACCAACGCGAGTTGCTGGTGGACCAGGGCCCGCACGGCGGCCAAGCGCTCCTGGCGCTCGGCGATCTCGCGCTCCAGACGCTGGGCGGTGCGTTCCAGAGACCGCAGGGACGCGGCCTGGTCGCGCCGCTGGCCCAGTCCGACACGCTCGGCGTAGCGCCGCCAGGTGTGGTAGCAGGGCGCACGCAGCCCCACCTCAACCGCGCGGGCCGCGGTGGCTCGCCAGGCCGCCTTGACCGACCGCCCCTGCATGACCAGTTCGGTGAAGTACGCGGCCAGCGCCGCATCGACCACGCCGCCGGCGTGGTGGTAGTGCGGCACCAGGCCCTCGGGGCCTTCCTCGCGCACGCGCGCGTTCCAGTTGCACAGGGTGGCCACGCTGGGCACGTGCTCGCCCGGGTGCGCAGCGGCCCACTCGGCCAGGAAGGCCTTGGTGGTCCCGCGCCCTTGGCGGCGCCACTCGGCCAGCGCCCCCAGCATCAGCTCCCGCCGCCGCGCGTGGTCCCGCTGCCGGCCCTTGAGCACGTCGCTGTAGAGCCGCGCCTCGACCGCCGGCGTCTCCGCCGGGGGCAGCAGCCAGAGCTGGGTGGAGAGCGGCGCGCCCCTCGTCATCGCGCGCAACCCGCGTCGCGCACTTGCGGGAGAGCCTCTTCTTCTCCATCCAACGCCGATTCATCGCGATTGACCGGCGCCGTGCCAGGCGCGATACTGACTTCCGTGGCGAAACTCGGCTGGACCAGAAGATCCGCCGGCACCCCCAGGAGGTCTGCCAGATGGGCCGCGATGCGCTTGGAGTTGTTGCGGCCGTTGAGCATGCGGGTCACGGCGTTGCGCGTGTACCCGAGGCCCTGGGCGACGTCCTGGTCCGTCAGGCCGCGAAGCGCCATGAGCGCCCGTATCCTGCGCTTACGGCTCACCGTCACGAATCGACCGTCCTGGATGCGCGGCATGACCGCCGCGACCATCACCTCGGCCCAGCGTTCCATCTCACGGCACATCAGCTGCACTTGAGTCGTTCGGCTCATCTCCAT